TTCTTGGATAAGACTCCTAACTGGGGTGAAGACAAGGCAATCTCTTATGGACGCAAGAAGGGTTACAAAGAGATCGGTGTTGTTGGTTACGGTAAGATAGACGGTATTGTATTGTTCGGTCTTGATGCAGGTGATAAATCATATGTCGGTAAGGAAGCAAAGGTTAAGACTGGTCAAACAGTATTCCGTTATGCTACTAGTCGTACTGTCGCAGGTGATATCTTTCCTTTAGTTAAGATTGATGTTAAGAAAGGTCTTCTATATCACCTATCTCAGAAGTCTAGTGAAGGTGAGATCGAACACGCAGAGTTTGAAACTAAGAGTTCTAAGTTACGTTACCTTCGTCTTCTATCTACTGCGAACCTCCGTGATATTACTGGGTTCGATCCCGGATTCGGTTCAATGAAAGAGTCTGTTGACCTTGAAGAAGGTAAGATGAAAGAGTTTCACGCTATGGTAAAGAAAGGTATGACTGCCGCACAGATTGCTAAGAAGATTGGCATGAAAGAGAAAGATGTTGCGGAGTTTATGAAAGGTATGAAAGAGTCTACCGACCTTGAGGAAAAGAAAGATTCCCCAAAAGAGTTCGAAAAGAAGGTTGTCCATACCGTGAGTATAATGAAGAAGTATCCTGCTAACAAAAATAAGTCTGATGCTGTCTTGCGAAAGGGTGCTATCAAGTATCTTACTCAGAAACCACGAGGTGCCTCAGATGATTGGAACGAGTCACTTGATCTGGCGCGACTGAAATTGCTACTGGGTAGATAGACATGAAGAGTTTCAAAGATGTGGAACGCATTGACGCACACTGTGAATGCACAGACTTGTATGAGGACTTGATGATTACTGAGTCCGAGTATCAGGGTAAGAAGGTTAAGTTGAACGACCCTATCCGTACATCCGAGAACAAGAATAAGAAGTTCAAGGTGTATGTGAAGAACGATCAAGGTAACGTAGTTGTTGTACGTTTCGGAGATCCCAATATGTCGATCAAACGAGATGATCCTGCAAGACGGAAGTCTTTCAGAGCAAGACACGATTGTGCGAATCCCGGGCCAAAGCATAAGGCACGGTATTGGAGTTGCTATCAATGGCGCGGAAGTGCCAAGGTAGACAGTTAAATAAGTATAAATAGATGTTATATAAATAACATTATATCCAATGGGAACACTGAGCAATGGCACAAACAGACGATGCCCGACTAGATCGGATCGAACAGAAGATCGACAAGTTAGCGGATGCTATGGTATCACTTGCTCGTACCGAGGAAAAGATTCTTGCGATGGAAGAGAACCATCGTAATCATTACGAACGTATGAATAGATTCTCACAAAAGTTAGACGCAATAGAAATTAAAGTAAACGAAAATGCTCACACCGTGAGTATCATTAATAAAGTTACGTTTGTCGGGGTTGCCGCTATTATCGGTGCCATCGTTAAAACGTTCTGGTTCTAGGAGACCGTAAGCATGAAAGGTAAAGATATGAGTAAGACAATGGAGGCATATTTGTCTATGGTCTCCGAAGCAAAAGCAAAGTTGGATCCAGTAGACGATAAGGCAAACGATAAGAAGTTCAAGGATCGTAAAGACAAAGACATCGATAACGATGGCGATGTTGATAGTTCTGATAAGTTCTTACATAAGAAGCGTAAGGCAATCGACAACGAGATTGACGGTGGAGAGAAACCTGCCGACAATGCTAAACCTAAGAAGGGTGTTAATCCTTTCAAGAAGGAAGAAGTTGAGATTGACGAAGCACGTCAGATGAAAGATCCTAAGAAAGACTCTATGGTCACTAAGGGCGGTAAGACTATCGTAATCGACAAGTCTAAAGAGAAAGAATACCTCAAGAAGGGTTGGACTCTATCCGAAGCACAGGACGATACCGAAGCAGAGAAAGACGATAAGAAACCTTTCCCACCTAAGAAGAAGAAAGAGAAGGGTGGAGCAGACGATGGTGAGACCGAAGCAGAAGCAGAAGATGATGAAGAAGCACCTGCTGATACTGATGGTGAACCTGAGAACGATGATCCTAAGAAGAAGAAGAAGTCTGGTAACCCTAAGACTGATGACGGTACCGCAGAGATCTCTAAGATTGAAAGCACTAATCACAAAGCATTCATTGAGATGTGGTCACAGATCGAAGAAGCAGTTAGTGGTGGAGCAAAACCTGCACCTGCCGAGAAGATCGATGACAAAGAGTCACCGAAGGGTAAAGAGTTCATTGCCAAGCATAAGATCGATAAGAAAGAAGTCGAAGATCTTCAAGGTGTTGAGAAACCCAAAGAAGTTAAGTTAAAGAAAGAAGCAAGTGAGTTCGAAGTAATTCGTGCCCTTCTATCTGGCAAACTCTAGTAGTATTGCTTAACACAAAAGAACCTCACTTAGGTGGGGTTTTTTTATGCCCAATGACTTGACTTATTTCTCAATATAGGTTATAATAGTATGATACTAAATAGTACTATAATATATAATTAAGGATATCAATGAAGTTCTACATACTTACATCTTCTCTCCTAGAAGGAGTACACCGTGCAACGAAGGTAATCCCTTCCAAAGATATGGTGGTAGTAATAAACACAACCGACAAGGAATATGTCGAACGTGCCGTAGACTATTGTAATGACAACGAACTCGAATACTATGTGACCGAATCAGATGGTACTCCTGCCACAGGTAAGAACTCCGTACTGAAGTTGTTCCTAGAGAGTGACAACGACTACATGGTACACGTTGATGGTGATGATATAATCACACATCATGGTTATCGACTATACACACAAATGGCAAAGCACGAGTCACCGCCCGACATGGTTGTTTTATACAGACAACCTCAGATCAGAGATATAATAGACTTCGATTATGTACTAAATGAAGTCCAGAATCTAAACGAGCAAAAGGCGTTAAACCTTAATATCAAGTATCCTTATGATAAGTCTGACCCAACCTTTGGTACTATCGACCACGAATACCTGATATATTACTTTAAGAAGTACTTTTTAATAAAAGACAAGACCGCAAACAGATGGGCAACTGATAGGGTAGAGTTCGCGAATATGATGAACAAGTACTCTGAGTCTAAAGAGTTTATGACAAGGATGGTATTCATCTCTCGTAACATTGCTCAAGAGATGTATTATGATCCTGTTCTTAGTGTCGGAGAAGATACCATACAGTTCTTGAAATTAAAACGACTTGCGGTAGAAGGGAAGTATAATATTATAAGAAGAAAAGAAAAGAACGTTCCTACATATATAAGTAACTATAATGAAGATTCTATTACTAACATAGTAGGACGGAAGGGTAACGACTGGGATTGGATAAGACCTCTCGTAGACGAGATCCTAAAATTGGGCAACCTGCCCGAAGATATTAATTTACCAGAGTTAGATGATGCAACTTACCTATAAAACATTTCAACTGTATGCCGCACAGCACTACGAGAATCCTACCTGTATAGATTCAGAAGAGTTCTTTAATGACTTGAAGAGATTCAAGTACATCAAACGACTATTGAATCGATACTATTCTTCGGGTGAACTCAGTGAGAGACTAATCCTGAACCACCTGATTGTTATATTCAACTGTTGGGGTTACGAAAACGGAATAGAGATGTTGGCACTGAAGATAGATCCACCTCACTGGAGTGCATTGAAACCATTCCTAGTATACCTTAAAGCAGTAGAGAACGAAGACCTCACTGGTATCCCAATGGATGCTAACGTAGTTAATGTATTACGAGCAATGAGACAGTTATAGTTGTGAATACCTGCGGTGAATGTAATGCGTGTTGTCACTCTCTGGGGTTCACTGATGAGAGTGACTACAACAAAGAAGATGCCAGTATTGTTGCATCTCAAGATCAGATAACTGCACTAAACCTTATCTACCCTTACGGTGGTAGTTGTAACCTATTATCATCGTGTGGTGCGTGTTCGGTATATGAGAACCGACCTAACGTGTGCCGAGAATATGAATGTGGATATATAGACTATGATCTACCGATAGAGTTCAGACCCGACAATATTGGAGTTATAAGTAAAGTTATTGATAATAGAGTTGAGTTCGAAATGAATTCGGACTTCGATTATGTACCTGACTCTGCTATGGAGAAGATTCGTGATGCCCTTGAATGGAAGTTAGAACGAAAACTTCCTGTTATATATCCAATATGGAAAGACCCTAACATAAGACCACCGAAATGAATAAACGTTACTGGACGTACACCCCCGAAGAGGTTGATACCCTTAATGAAGAACTGCGTGTTAAGATAGATGCATTCCCTACTGGACAACAGTCACAGAAGCAAGCATCATCTCACTATGATGGATACAATCACCCTAAGTCATTGAACATAAACTACCCAGAGTTTCAGGATAGACGTGGTTATGCGAGTTGGCATGACCCCGATGCTAAAACAGGTTATGTAGAATATGGTTCACCCCCTATAGACAAAGACCCCCACCAACAATACAAGACTGTATTCTGGGAAGGTATAGCACCACTGATCAAGAAATTCTCTAGGGATGTTGCTATACCAGAGAAGTCTGGATTGAACTACCAAGTGTTTGTTGATGTTATGTGGTTTCACCAAATGACCAAGGGAGACTACGATAACTGGCACAATCACTTCGGTTGTCAGTGGATAGGAATATACTTCGTTGATCTACCTGAAGGTGAAGAAACCATACTAATGGATAGTGATGGTAATGAGTTTCAAGCAGATGTAAAGGAAGGGGAGTTATTGATATTCCCTTCTGGTTACTTACATAAATCGCCACCCAAGTTGTCAGATGATATAAAGACCATCATTGCATTCAACTTTAGTGTGGCATCCAAGTACAGTCAGGAAACGTTGAAGACGGTCAAAGAGACCCACCCATCAAACTTTTTCGAAGATGTACGAATAGCAAAAGTATTTGAGGTATAAATAGACTCATGGGAATATTAAAATCAGCGGCAGACCTCGTATACACGATACGATTCTTAAAACTTCTAGTGACTCCGTTCGAAAAGACGGATGCGTTCGAGGCAGGGATTATCGATGCCGATGGAAAGAAGAACAAAGAATTTACTCTAAACGACATGGACGATAGGGACGCATACCGCAGTTACTACACCCCCTTCCATAGACTTGTTTTCAATCTAAAGAAGATCATGGCAAAGGTACCGGGAGGTTCCTCTGTTGTTGCACGTTATGGTGCCGCACTTGCATTAATCAAAGAACATGGTGAACTATCAGATGCCAACGTAGACAGGATCCATGCCAAGACTGGTATCGATCTCCTTGATTGTCTGGCAGAAGAATCACAGTGGTTTATGACAGAAGGACATAGTATTAGTCCGGGAATGTATAAGATGAAGAATGAATCACTGACTGACAAGGTAGATGAGATCATCTCTAAAGGTGATCAAATCAGAATCACTACCACAGACCCAATAGACGAAGTACTTGGATTGCCTATCTACGAAGCAATTCATGTGCGAAGCAATCAACGATTGTTAGTCACTACCTCAGAGATAACAAAATGACTCTACAAGACAAATATGACCTAGTGTTTCTTAACGAGATCCGTGGAATCAACCTAGAAGGTCATATGGAATTGACTACTCACACCGAGAAGACAATGGTAGAACTCTTGGATAAAGTTAAACCTAAGAGAATGTTAGAGATTGGTTTCAATGCAGGACATAGTGCCTTTATGTGGCAGACCCTTGGTACCACTCTAGAATACTTTCATGCAGTTGATATATGCCAACACCAATACACCAAACCATGTTCTCAGATAATGCAGACAATATTCCCTGAGTTTAAGTTTGGTGAGATGGACTCTAAGAAATTTGATGAGTCTAACAGTCTTGTAGAATATGACACAGTATTCATTGACGGTGACCATACCACGGAAGGATTCACCTCAGACCTTCGTGCGTGTATGATGGGACAGGTAGATAACATCATAGTAGATGACTGGGACTTGTCCAGAGGAGTTAGACATACTCTTCAACGTGCGGTCAATGACGTTAACAATCCTTACCAGATCACAGAATTCTACAAGTACGATAACGATAATATAGTTAGGGGTGGTAGAACAAAATCTGTCATCGCACTAGTACAAAGGATAATACCAGATGATACCGTTTAAAAGATGGACAGAAGACACCACTACCGCATCCGTGGTAGGTACAGGTGATGACAATGAGACCGTTGTCATGCGCAAGAAGTACGACAAGAAGAACAAACGTAAAGACCAACTTGACGTGTTAAAGAGATTTATTAAAAAGACACAGAAATAGATTGACATAGCAGTGCGTGATGTGTTATACTGAACTCTTATTATTAGGAATATATTATGGAACAAGCACAGCACAGAGGTTACACTGTATGCATCTTCGATCAAGAAGATGACTACTCTTGGGTGTTTCAAACTCAAGATCAAACAGATAGAAATAAGTTGATATTAGTTCCAACTGAAGGTTACAATGGAACTAAATACCTTCACCCCGATAGATTTATTATCAAGAATCACACGGCATCTCTAGTCAACCACTTCATGTGGGAGGGATTAGTGTCGGCAGAAGAACACGATTCGCGGATGTGGTCAATGATTAATAACTTCATTGATACGAATAAGCAGTACCTTATAGAAGACTACACGTTCGTTGAAGACGAACCCTTTTACGATTACAGTGGCGGCAGGGATTAAATGAAGATAGATAAAAAGAAAGATAAGTTACTAGCAGATTATGCAGTTGGAATGTTAAAGGACTTTTATTTGAATGAGAATGAGAAGAGTCCACAAGAAGCATATGCTCGTGCGGCAACCGCATGGAGTACCTACAAAGAGACCTTAGACGAAGACCTTGCAGAACGTCTATACTCATATGTGTCAAACAAGTGGTTTATGTTTGCATCACCAGTTCTATCGAACGCACCTAACGGAACCAAGAAAGGCAAAGGTATGCCTATCAGTTGTTTCCTAACCTATGTACCTGATACCCTAGAAGGATTGATTGAACACTCGTCTGAGTTACGATGGTTGTCCGTTATGGGTGGTGGTGTAGGTGGTCATTGGTCAGATGTTCGTACTGTATCTGATGTAGCACCGGGCCCGATGCCGTTCATTCATACCGTAGATGCAGACATGATTGCCTACCGTCAAGGCAAGACTCGTAAGGGATCTTATGCGGCATACATGAACGTAAGTCACCCTGACATTATCGAGTTCCTTAATATGCGTATCCCTACTGGTGATGTGCAACGTAAGGCATTGAACTTGCATAATGCAATCAACATCTCAGATGAGTTCATGGAAGCAGTTACTAGTGGCGGCACGTTCGATCTAAGAGATCCTAAAGACCAGTCTGTTAAAGAGACTATCAATGCTCGTAAGTTATGGGAACGTATTCTTGAAACAAGATTCCGTACTGGCGAACCATATCTGAACTTTATAGATACTGCTAATAGGGCACTTCCTCAACCTCTGAAAGACCTTGGTCTGAAGATCCACGGAAGTAACTTGTGTAATGAAATACACTTACCTACCTCTGCGGAACGAACTGCCGTATGTTGTTTGTCATCATTAAATTTGGAATACTATGAAGATTGGAAAGATACATCTATTGTTAGGGATCTCGTCCGTATGTTGGATAATGTCCTTCAGTACTTTACCGAGAATGCACCAGACTCTATCAGTCGTGCAAGATTCTCTGCCGAACGAGAACGTTCAATCGGATTGGGAGCAATGGGGTTCCACTCACTTCTCCAAAAGCATGGAGTTGCATGGGAATCCGAAACTGCCAGAGAGATCAACAAAGTTGTCTTCGAGAGGATCCAGTCCGAAGCAATTGCCGAAACTGAATTGCTTGCGACTGAACGAGGAGAATACCTTGATGGAGTTGGTTCTGGAAGACGGAACAGTCATCTCCTTGCCATCGCACCAAATGCTTCCAGTGGAGTTATCCTGTCAACCAGTCCCTCTATTGAACCAACCAAGGCGAATGCATATACCCACCGTACTCGCGCAGGGTCGTTCCTCGTAAAGAACCCATACCTGACTCAGTTGTTAGAAGATAAGGGTGAGAACAACGAGTCCAACTGGACAAGCATTATCACCAACAAAGGATCGGTACAACATTTGCCATTCCTTAACGAAGGTGAGAAGTCTATATATAAGACTGCCCAAGAGTTAGATCAGAAGTGGGTAGTGACACACGCGGCAGACCGTCAACCGTTTATATGTCAGGGTCAGTCGGTCAACGTATTCTTCCCTAGTGGTGCTGATAAGTCCTATGTGAATCAGGTACATATCAAAGCATGGAAGGAAGGATTAAAAGGATTATACTATCTCCGTACCGAAGCAAAGCAACGTGCAGAGAATGTATCCGAGAAAGTAGAACGTGTAGTTATGCAGGAAGATACTAGATCATTGGTCTATACTAAAGCAAACTGTCCGTACTGCGCACTGGCAATGGAAGAGTTGAAGTTACGCGGAATACCATTTGATAAGATTGATCTTAAAGAAGTAGGTAAGACAGCGGCAGAAGTTACTGGTCGCAAAGACGTAAGAACTGTACCACAGATATACATTGCAGGTAAGTATGTCGGTGGATACGAAGACTTAATGGAACACTTAAACAAACCAATAGAGACAAGCGAAGACGATGAATGTCGCGCTTGCGAAGGATAATCAATGGCATTACTAGACTTTAGTCAAACATATAAACCTTTCCTGTACCCTTGGGCAGTAGAGTTAACAAAGAAGCACGAAGAGATTCACTGGACAGAGGATGAGGCAGATTTATCTGAAGACATCCAAGATTGGAAACTTAAACTTAGCGAAGGTGAGAAGGAATTCATTACTCAGGTACTACGATTGTTCACACAGTCGGACGTACAGGTTGGTGAGAACTACCACGAGTTGATGATCCCTAAGTTCAAGAACAACGAGATACGCAATATGCTATCATCATTTGCTAACCGTGAGGGGGTACACCAACGTGCGTATGCTCTACTGAATGATACCCTTGGTCTACCAGACGAAGAGCATTCGGCATTCATGGAATACACAGAGATGGCAGACAAGATTGACTTTATGAAAGAGGGTGACATTCACTCTCATACAGGACTGGCACTAGTACTCGCACAGTCTGTATTCAATGAAGGTATGTCTCTGTTCGCATCATTTGTTATGCTACTGAACTTCCAACGTTTCGGTAAGATGAAAGGTATGGGTACTATTGTTGAGTGGTCTATCCGTGATGAGACAATGCACGTCCAAGGCAATGCTAAGTTATACCGTGAGTTCTGCGAAGAGCATCCTCGTATCATCAACGACGAGTTGAAGTCTAAGATCTACGAGATGGCAAAGAATGCTGTTAAGTTAGAAGATCGATTCATTCACCTTGCGTATAAGTCTGGTGAGATTGAAGGACTATCCGAAGCAGATGTTAAGCAATACATTCGACACATTGCTGATCGTAGACTACTACAACTTGGTATGAAACCTAAGTTTGGTGTGAAGGACAATCCATTACCGTGGTTGGACTGGGTACTAAATGGCGCGTCACACGATAACTTCTTTGAGAAACGAGTTACTGAATACTCTGTAAATGGTATGGAAGGTGACTGGGGATGGGCAGAAGAAGTCTGTGCAATTGGCGACAAAGGATGTGCCGCATGATCTTATACGAAATAGAATGTCCTGTATGCGACATTAAAACTACCGTAGCAGTACACTACGAAGAAGACCGTCCTGCGTGTTGTCCTATGTGTGGACAAGATGACATCGACGCAGATTCCAGTGATGCAGATATTATATATAATGCATGACATGGAAATTATTTAACGAAGTATACAACCCCGATGAAGACGTACTCAAAGAGTACGTTGGATTCGTGTATCTGATTACCGAACTAGATACGAACAAGAAATATGTGGGCAAGAAGTTCTTCTGGTCTACTCGAAAATTACCCCCTCTTAAAGGTGCCAAGCGAAAGCGAACAGTCGTTAAACAATCTGATTGGCAGGACTACTACGGTTCGTCCGAACACCTGAAGGAAGCAGTAGAACAAAAAGGTGTCGAAGCATACCACCGAGAGATCCTACATCTCTGCAAGACCAAAGGCGAATGCTCCTATCTAGAAGCAAAGGAACAGTTTGATCGTGATGTGCTATTACGAGATGACTACTACAACGCATTCATTGGTTGTAAGATCCACGCCAAACATCTCCCCAAGTCTCTACAACCTTTCATAGAGAGACCACCTAGTAGTACTTGGAAACGAGAACTTTTTCCTTAATGTTACCCTAACATTATAAATACATTAAACCCAATACGAAAGTATAACCGCAATGCCTATAATTCTTATCGCTATGTTATTAGTTGTTTTATCAAGTGGGTGTACCACTAACACCTACAGTACTTGGTCAGAGAGCGAACAGAACAAATACAAATACTTTCTAAGTTTGCAAGCATTGGACTCGTTGCAAACTTATAAAGGATTAAAGTGTACCAGTGATAAGACTCTTACCGAGTGTCTAGAGGAACAAAATCCTCTGTATGGGAAGAATCCCTCCCTCGAAAGAATTGTAGGGATTAAACTATTGTCGAATCTGTTAATATATGCCGCACTTACTAACGAATCAGACTTAATGTCTCGTAATAATACCCTTAATATTATGAATACTGGGATTACGTTAGTAGTGATTAATAACCAGATCGTAATTAATAGAGCGTTTTAATGACCAAATAGTCTAAAGGAGTCACCGGAAAGACTTGCTTTAATTACAATAGTATAGTATAATAGGTACTTAATTAATTGAGAAAGAAATAAAATATGAGTCTATACGAACTATCCGATACCAACTTTGATAACTACCAAAACTACATTCTAGACAATGCTGATCAATCTGAGGTCACCATCTGTAATGGAGATACACTCTTGGAGGCGGCAGAAGATTCGTACCTCCTAGAAGAGTTCCTTCAATCCTCCTCGTTTGTGACCGAATAGTTTGAATGAGTCACCGAAAGTACTTGCTTTAATTACAATACTAGGGTATAATACTTGTATTGAATTGATTGAGAGAAATAAATTATGAAGAACTTACCTACTGTCTGCGGTTACTTAGGAGCGATCCTAATGGCAATCTTTGCCTTTCACATGAACCCTGTCATTGCTATAGTAGGTCTGTGTCTGTTGTCTGTTCAAAGTTTCAATGCTCGACTGTGGAACCTAGTAGCACTAAACTTTGTTAGTGTCTGTGGATTCATTACTCAACTGATCTAAGGAAATATATTATGATGAAAGCAAAAGATTTATATGAAGCGAAGTGTAAAGCAATCGAGTACTTCAAAGTCCCCAAGAGCAAGAAGAACCTTGTTGCAGTGGAACCGGGATACGAAGACGATGGAATTTGTGTAGGGTGGTTCGCATTCTACAACCAAAAGAAAGTCGCAATTATGAGGGAGTACTTAGTATGAGAGCATTACTTGGATCGTTTTTAATTATGGGTGCCGTTGGTAGTCAAGACTATGCAATCGAAGCAGGTGAGGTTGCTCCGTCTTTGTGGTTGACTGTTGGGTACTGTGTTGCAGGTTTCACCTTAGTGTATTATGGACTAAGAAAGCATATCGTTATAGCAAAATAGTCTAACTAAACAGTTGACTTCTTGTTATGATTATGAGATAATAGTTGTACAGATTGAGAAAGACCTTTGTTAATTATTGAGAGAGAGATATAGTATGAATGATTTAATTGCGATGTACGAAGAACAGGGTCTTACCCTTGTACTAGACGAAGAAAGAAATATTGCTCGTTGTGACCGTCCTGCTCCACGAAGTCGTTTAGGTTTCAAGAGCGAGTTTCACACTCGTTACCAAAGTGTTGAGCGTATGATTCTAGTATGTACTCAGTTCATCGAAAACCGTATTGCCAATCAGAAAGCGAAAGAAGAATATAAGATCGCTCAGAAGATAAAGAAAGTTGCTCTTGCCGCAGATGTTAAAGTCGGTGACTTGTTCGTTGACAGTTGGGGTTATGAACAAACCAATGTTGATGCTTACCAAGTTGTTGCTAAACCTAGTGCGACTACTGTAATCGTTCGTGAGATTGGTTATGCTACTGTCAAAGATTCTGAAGGTTATGACTGTGAGAATGTTCGTCTTGTTCCTAACTCTTTCAAGGGTGAAGAGATGACCAAGAGATTAAACAACTACGGTGGTTTCAAGACGTACAGTCACTCTAGTGCTTCAAAGACTACTGCTGATGCTACTCATTACCGTTCGTGGTACTACTAGGAAACCCTTTCGACCAGTCCGAATATTGCTATGAATTGCTATGAGACTGGATATTTCCCCCCTTAATCGGGGGGGTTTTTTTAACACAAGTAGGTTGCATAATGGGAACGAAGACTATTAAAGTTGAAACCAAAGAACAGGCAGAACAAGAGTGGGTTGGGATGCCTGAGTTCGTTCAACCAAAAAAGGAAGAGTATTCTAAAATCATTTTCCGATTCGAGAATGAAGAAGACCTTCAAGAGTTTGCTGAGTTGATTGGGCAGAAACTATCGTATCGTACTAAGTCAAGTTGGTATCCTTTTAAACCTCATCGTAGGGAAAAGCAAAACGTCTACCGTTCTGATTCAGTAGACTTGTTTGGGTTAGAAGATGAATCCTAGATATCCAGTCTACATCGTATCTAAGGGTAGATGGAAAAACGGAATAACCACCAAGATACTCAATGTTATGGGGGTGCCTCATTATATTGTGGTCGAAGAATCTGAGTATGAACTGTACAAGGCAGAAGTCGATGCAGAACTTTTAATCTTACCACAATCATACCTAGATGATTACGAGACCTTTGATGACCAAGGTGATACCAAGAGCAAAGGCCCGGGTGCCGCCCGTAACTTTGCCCAAGACCATTCCAAAGATTTCAAACGGCATTGGGTTATGGATGATAATCTACAGCATTTCGAATACTTAAATCGTAATGATAAGATCAAGGTAGAGTGTGGTTCGACCTTACGGGCCGCAGAAGACTTTGTTGATAGATATTCTAATGTTCCGGTATCAGGATTAAACTACTCATCGTTCTGTAAGAAGACTGACCCAGTACCACCCTTTATAGTCAACACACGAATATATTCTTGCCTATTGATAGAAAACTCATGGGGATATAAATGGAGAGGTAGATACAATGAAGATACCGACTTATCTCTTCGAGTACTTAAAGATGGAAATTGTACCATTCAGTTCAATGCATTCTTATGTGATAAGGTAACTACCCAACGTATGAAGGGTGGTAATACTAAAGAATTCTATGCAGGTGAAGGAACTTTACCCAAATCACAAATGATCGTGGATATGCACCCAGATGTGTCTGAGATCGTATGGAAGTTTAATCGGTGGCATCATAAATGTGACTACAAGAAGTTCAAAGGCAATGCCTTAATAAAGATAGATGATACAGATTATGAGAAGATTAATAACTATGGGTTAACCTTAAAAGAGATAAATTAAACTTTGTATAAGTAGGTGTACAAACTCTTAAAACCCTATATACTATTAGAAACAGGAATTATTTAATGGCACATTACCGAACTTACGAGGTCTTCGAAGTCTTTGACCTCTTCACCAAAACAACTAATAACGCAGAACGTGTTGCGTTGTTACAAAAACACGACACTCCTGCCTTGCGAGATGTCCTGCGCGGAACCTTCGATGATCGACTTGTGTGGATCTTGCCTGAAGGAACGCCCCCCTATACCCCGAATCGTCCAGAGTCATCTCCGCAAAGTCTCCATAAAGCACATAAAGAATTTGGATACTATGTCAAAGGTGGTTATGGTAATAACATGAACTCCATGAAGAGAGAATCCATGTTTATGCGTATGCTCGAAAGTGTACACCCTTCCGATGCAAATATAATTTTGTCTATGGTCGCTAAGAAAAGACCAGTGAAATACCTCAACAAGAAACTAACTCAGGAGACTTTCCCTAACTTAATACCGTAGAACCTTAAATCCACTTAACCGTAATAGAAAGAGAGGTGTTGATGTCGAAGAACCAAATAGATCGATTGAAGAAGGACAACAAAGAACTAGGTCATTACATTGCTAAACTTCATAAGAAGGGCAAAACAGACTTAGCATATAAGATGTCCAAGAAGCAAGACTTTTTAAATCAAACTATTGCAGATACTCTGCAAATGACTCAATAGGAAGGTGATCCATATCTCTTCACTCCCCCTCACAAGGGGGGTGTCGTATGGACAGTTAGGACAAATATTATGCCATTATATGACTTTAGAAACATAGATACCGATGAGATTACCGAAGCAGTAGTATCCATTGCAAACTATGATCAATACCTCATCGATAACCCCCATCTAGTAAGGACGTTCACCAAGGCACCTATGTTGGTGTCAGGTAGTAAGTCTGCTCTGAGTATGGCGGGATCGGGACACCGTGAACTACTACAACGAATCAAAGACGGTTCGGGAGAAGGGAATACTATTAAGACATGAAACCAAAACTCGCGCATAAACCTAAGTTGCTACGCATAGATGATCTACTTACCGTAGATCCAATGACAACAGGACAGGAAGAAGTATTTAAAGGATACAAGTCTGGGGATCACATTGTGATGTCTGGTAGTGCAGGAACAGGTAAGACGTTCACTGCTCTTTATCTGGCACTCGAAGAAGTGTTGGATAGAGGTAATCAATATTCACAGGTTGTTGTGTGTAGGTCAATCGTACCTACAAGAGAGATCGGATTCCTTCCGGGAACATTGGAAGAGAAGATGGATGCGTACACCGCACCCTACAAAACAATTTGTGCTGAGTTGTTTGATGACAGCGAAGCATACTCGAAACTTGCAGAGAATGGAAGTATAGAGTTTATTAGTACATCTCACATCCGTGGTACCACTATCAATGATGCGGTAATCGTGGTAGATGAGATGCAGAACTTGACATTCCATGAGTTAGATAGTATAATAACTCGTGT